TGTACGCGGCCAGCACCGGGCCACCACGGAACCAGTTGTACACCGTCTGCCGTGTCGCCCCAGTCGCCTGGGAGATGCGGATCACGGAGATGCCGGTGCTGATGGCCAAGCACCCCAGCCGACTGCCGAGGGTCTTGGGTGCGCGTCGGATCTCGCGCGCAAAGTCTGCAGAGTAGGGCATGGTGCGAGGCCCCCGGCACTGCCGGGGGCGTGTGGGTTACTCGTCGTCCCAGTCGGCGATCGCAGCAGCCAGCGACGAAGCCTTGGGCGGCACAGCCGTGGGTTTGGCCGGCTCTTTGCGCACCTCGGGCTCGGGCACCTCCTCAGCTGGCGCCGGGGCGGGCGCGGCCGCGCGGGGCTTGCGGGTCTTCGGGGCAGGAGCCGGGGGCTCGTCGTCAGCGGCGGGAGCCGGAGCGGGGGCAGGTGCAGGAGCCGCAGCGCGTGCGGGCGGGGCGCCGTCCAGCGCCATGGGGGTATCGCCCTGCGCCTGCACGGAGAACTCCACCGCCTTCTTGGCGGCCTCGCTGTCACGCTGGCGCTCGATCACCTCGAACTCGTCGTCGGTCAGCCAGCGCATCGGCTTGAAGAACAGCTTGGGCGACTCGGACGAAGTGTCGAAGCGCATGCGCGTCACGACCGTGGTGGGGTCCACGTTTTGCGCGGCCAGCCAGCGGGCGTACTCCTGCAGGGGTCGCAGCTCGCCGTCGCCCTTGCCGAACAACGACTTGGCAGGAACCGTCACGCTCAGCACCGTGCCCTCGATGTCGTTGGCCAGCACCACGCCAACGCGTTGCTGGTACCGGCAGGCCTTGCGGTCGCCTTCACCCGAACCCTTGACGTCCTGCGGACAACCGGCGCAACTGGTGTGCTGGGGCTTCGTCGCCTTGGGATCTGGGGTCTTGCCGTCCGTAGACCAGCAAGACGGTGCGGAGACGTCGTCAGTGCCGCTCCACTTGGTGGCGTACCACGTGCGGGAGACGTGTTTGGCAGCGCTCACGATGACTACGTCCAGGTAGCGCTCCTCGATGGAGGCGATCTCCTTGCCGCCCACGATCAGGCGGAACGTGCCGCCCTTGATCGAGATGCGGTCGCCGCCCAGGTCGCCGCCGGCCAGGGCCTTGGCGGTGGCGCTGAGCTCACCGCGCTTCACGAAAGCCGGGACTTGGTCCGGATTGAAAACAGACACAGCACCCATGATGTGCTTCTCCTTCAGGTTGGTTGAAAAAATCAGGTCGGCTTGCGAACCGACACGGTGTACTCGGAAGTCGAGTTGAGGCCGGGCGGAACGTCGCCCGGGTTGTCTTCAAGGAACTGCGCCATGTTACGCTGTGCGATGCGCTTCTCCAGCAGGTCGAGGGCATCGCGCTGCTTGACGAACTCCTTGAACGCGTCCCAGTCCTGCGCATAGAAGCGCGTCTTCTCCCCGAGGATCACCGTGCCGTCAGCCGTCTTGACGCTCTTGGCGCCAGAGGCCAGCATGATGTCCTTGATCGCCATGTCAACCGCGTCTTGCTGACGCTTGACCTCCTCGATCTTGGCCTCCATCTCGCGGGTGATCTCCTGGATGCGAGCCTGCATCTTGCGGTGCAGTCGCGCCAGCTTGTCCATGGGGAACTGCTTGAGTTCAGTCGCAGCAGCCTCGACTTCGGCAGCCCGGCTGGGTGCCTCTTCAGTGATGTCAGTCATGTGAATCTCCTTGTCTAGTATTGGACATCATACACGAACGAATGGCGAGTGCAACCCCTCCTTTCAAGTTTTCGCTTCGCTCTCGAACATGCGGGTCAGCAGCGTGTTGTCCGACACACGCGCGCCCAAAGCGGCAAACATTTTCTTCTCGATCGGGCTGGACTGGATGTGCACCACCGTCACCTTGTCCGAGTCCTGCCCCTTGCGGTCAGCGCGTGCGATGCACTGCGTGTACTGCTCAACGCTCATGAGCGGGCCATAGAACACCACCGTGTCGGCAGCAGTCAGCGTGATGCCGTGCGCCGTGGCCTGTGGCTGCATGACGAGGACGCTTTTCTCCGGTGACGTCTGGAACTCGTGGATGATCGCCCCGCGCTTGGACGGGTTGACATCGCCGTGGATCTCAGCCGTCTTGATGCCGTTGCTTTGCAGGAATTGCGTAATGGTGTCAATGCTGCTGCGAAAGAGCGCGAACACGAGCACCTTGCGGTCGGTCTCCTCGACGGCTTCCAGCAAGACGTTCAAGCGCGGCCTGGCGTCGAACACCACCACCTCCTTGTCGTCCGTGTAGGCCGCGCCGCAGCTGATCTGCAGCAGCTTGTTGACGGCAACGCCTGCGTTGACTGCGGTGATGGTCTCGCCGGCCGCCATGACAAGCATCTGCTCCTTGAGGAGCTTGTAGTACTTGACCTGCTGCGCTGACATCTCGACCTCGCGCGTCAGAGTGATGACCGGCGGCAAGTCCAGACACTGCGCCTTGGTGAAGCGGATCGCGGGCTGCAGCGCCTCTCGCACCAACTCCTTGGCATTGTGCTTGGGCACCCATTTGAACATGCCCAGCTTGTCCATGACGCGGTCACGCCACGCGGTCTGGAACTTCGGCACGCCGCTCGGGTTCACGAGCTTGGCCAGCCCGAACGCATCGACAGGAGACTGCGAAGCGGGTGTGCCTGTCATCAGCCACAAGTGCGTGTCCGGGGTGAGGATGGACGCCAGCGCTTTCCACCGCTGCGTCTGCGTGTTCTTGTACGCGTTGGCCTCGTCGACGATCACCAGATCGAAGCGCCCATCGGCCTTGATCTCTGGAGCGATCAGTGCGAGCCCTTCGTAGTTGACGATGACGAACTCGTAGCCCTTCTGCACCATCTCGATACGCCTCGCAGCCTGCGAGTGATGCGCCACCACGTAGCTGCGGTGGATGATGCTGTTGCTGATGTCCTGCCCCCACGCGCTGTGCATGATGGACATGGGGCACAGGATCAATACGCGCCGCACATCGCCGCGCGCCATGAGGTAGTCGGCCGCCCACAACGCGCTGAGCGTCTTGCCGGTGCCGGGCTCGTTGAAACAGAACGCTCTGCGGTGCAGCGTGAAGAACGCCGCGGTGTCCACTTGGTGAGACATGGGCTTGTATCGCCCTGGCCACGCATAGCGCCGCGTGATGGGGGATGGCACGTTCTTGACCCCCATGTTGCGCAGCACGCGGACTTCGTCCAAGCCCCAGTAGACAGCCACCTCACTGGTACCGTCCGCATGTGTCTCAAGCACTTGGTGCTTGGGAATGACTGCGTAGCGCTCGGGGCTGCGAGTGCGCAGCACCAGCGCCCGGTCTTCATAGATGTGCATCGGGGATCTTCCTCACAACAACACGGTCATCATAGGCAACGCGCACAATTTCCATGTGGCCTGCCTGAAACAAGCGTGTGCACGCGATCTTGAAGAACGGGTCTTCCACAACTTTGGCGTGGTCGGTCCAAGCGTCTCCAAAGCGCGCGCTCCATGCGTCAAGCAGCACCTGCAATGGGGTGTTGTACGCCTCGGAATCGAGGTCATGGGCCCTGTTGGTTTGCGGCAGCAGCTCATAGCTGCCGATGCGATACGTGCTGGCGCCTCGTGTGGCGGCCCAGTCGCTGGTGCGTATTGTGCTGGCCACTGCTTGCTGATTTGCGACGGCGATCCCTCGCAAGCGTTGCGCATCGTCGCCCATCACGCACCCCCTTTCCCGTTGTCCGTCTGGTTCGCCTTGGGCGAGCGCAGTCGAAGATTGCCCGGTGTGCTCTTGCCGCCTGCGCGCAGTGGCTTGATGTGGTCGATGTCCTTGCCCTTGTGTTCGATGCCCTTCTTGTCGAACAGGCGCCGGGCCTTCTGGCGCTCCAGCTTGTCCTTGATCTCGCCAGACTTCTTCTGCAGTTGGTACGCGTGCTTGTAGTCGCGCTTGCCGTTCACCTGGGTCATGTCGCTCTCCTCAATGGTCGGGGTGGTGTTCGCACGCCTTGTGTGGGCACCAGCGGCACAAGGGGCCTTGCTTGGGGTTCCATACATCGTGCACGAAGCTGGCCTCCAGCTTACTCGTTCGCTCGCGGTAGCGCCACCATGCCGCCTCCGCGTCCTCGCGCATCATCTGGTGCTTGACGATGTCGTTCTTGAGCAGGAACAGCAGCGCTGAGTTCACCTTGCGGATGTGCGGGAAGTGCGCAAATACCATGCACGACATGAGCACCAGCTGGTCACGATCCGGGTACTTGTTGTTGCCCGTCTTGTAGTCGACCACCCAGGCAGTCAGGTTGTCGTCGTCGACGATCAGCAGGTCGGCGATGCCTCGCACCCACACACGCGGCGCCTTCCAGTCGCACGGCTCCAGCTCAATGGTCAGCGCCATCTGGTGCTCGGCCAGCTTGCGGCCGGGCTTGCTCAGCAACGCCTTCACGGTAGGCTCGAACGACGCGAACTCGGGGGCCAGCGGCGTGCCGTCGCGCACATAGAGCTCCAGCGCCTCGTGCACCTTGTTGCCATAGCGCGTGGCCTCGGTCTCGGTGAACGGGTACAGCTTGAGCACCCGCGCCGCGTGATACCTGCGCGCGCAGCCCTCGTAGTCCTTGAGGCTGCTGTGGCTCCATGTCACTTGCATGTCAGAACTCCGCGGAGTCGATCGCCGCAGACAGCGTCTTGGCGAACTTGGTGACGAAGTGCTCGTTGGCGTGCAGGTCGCCAAACACCGGGTCGTGCCGGTGTGCGTGCAGCACCGCGTGCGTGATCTCGTGCCAGAGCGCTTCGTTGCGTTGCGCGGGGGTGAAAGGCTTGCCCGCAGAAGAGTGCGTAAACAACGCGATGCTTGCGGTGTCGTAGCGGACGGACCCCCGCCAGTTGTACGCAGTGCTGTGCTTGACACGCACAATGTACAACTTGTTGTGTATGTAAAGCCGATTCGGTACAGGTACCAGCATGTGATCTCCTAGTTCTTCGCCATGCCATAGCGACGGTGCGCGCCACCGTCAGCAGCCAATGGAATCCCCGGCATGTAAGAGGGCTCCACGGTCATTTGCGACAGGACCCACGTCTTGGCGTCAGCAACTTCCTCGTCGGGCACGACAGCGATCTGCTCGTCGTGCACCGTGCCTGCCACGAAGTATCTCTTGGACACTCGCAGCATGCCGTCCGTCATCACAATGCGCGCCAAAGCCTGCGTCACGTTGTTCGTGATCTTGCCGGCATACAGCTTCGTGGCGTCGGCGCCGTACACGTACTGCTTCTCCTTCTTGCCGGTCTGCTCGTTGACCGACTCTTCCAGTCGCAGGTCCGGGTACAGCAAGCGCATCCCGTTGGGCAGCACGATCTCGCCCTTGCGGAACACCAAGCATTTGTACTCCACTTCCTCGCCGCCGACAAGACTCTTTCGCAGCAACGAATCGCACAGCTCCCAGAAGGCCACGACCGGCCACGCCGTGGCGCGGTAGATGTCGATGATGCGCTTGGCCGCTACGCAGTGGATCAGCAGCTCGCCCTCGGTGCAGGTGTGCGGGATCTCCGCCATGCGCCGCATGTAGTCCTCGTTGTCCATGAACTTCTCGATGGCCGCCATGTCAACGCCCAGCTTCTTGGCAAACGCCTTGTCGTAGCGCACCGGCGGAGCGCCCAGGAACCCAGTGAGCAGCTGCCCCGCGAACGACGACCAGCCGAGCCCGTACCCACACCCCAACAAAGCAGACTTCGCGCTCTGCCGCAGGTCTGGGTGGCTCTCCTTGGTCATGCCCGGGATGTTGAACATCTGCGAGCCGAACGCTGCGTAGGGGTCGCCGCCGGCCTGGAAGATGCGCAGCATGTCCTCGTAGTCGGACAGCCACGCGAGTACCCGGGGCTCGATCTGCGACAAGTCCCCCACAACAAGTTGGTGCCCGGCCGGGGCCATGATCGCCTTGCGCAGAAAGGATCCGCGCTTGAGGTTCTGCATGTTGATGGCGCTGCCCTTAGCGGCCGCCCAGCGCCCGCTCTTGGCGCCGTAGTAGGACAGGGGTACCGGAAGCCGGCCACGCTTGGAGATGTCGAGGAAGCGCTGCGCACGCGTGCGCTCGGTGGTGGACTTGACCTTGAGGCGTGCTTCGCACAGCAGGCGCACCTCCTCGTTGTCTCCGTGCAGCAGTGCCTGGAACAGTGCGTCGCTCTTGGCCAGGGCCAGCGCGGGCTTGCCTGTGATCTTGCTGGTCTTCATCGGGGGCTCGACACCAAGGCCGCGAAGGATCTCCGCAAACCGTGGGTTGGAGGCCAGCTCCGCCTCGTCGATCTGCAGGCGCTGCAGCAAGCCTTCGCGTGTCGTGCGCTCGTCCTCGATGGCGTCCCGCAGCATCTCTTGGTCAAGCTCCAGCACCGGGCGGGTGTACATCTTGAGCGTCATGTCAATGAGGCGCAGCTCCTTGACAGGGTACGTGCCCGCGCTCACGCCGTCGTTGTCCACCATGATCAGCAGACGGCTGAAAATCTGCTCGCACAGGAACACGTCATGGGCGCAATACTCGGCCAGCTCACGCAACGTCTGCGGCGACAGCTGCTCGGTGCGCAGCTTCTCCGTGCTATTGACTGCCTGCCCCTTGTCGGGCAGGTTGAAGTCCTTGGCGAGCTTTGACAGTGAGTTGCCAACCTCGACGCCGCGCAGCGCACGAGCCATGGACAGCGAGTCGAGAATGAAGCACGGGTGCACGTCGTACACCCACTCCATGATGGACACGTCGAACTGCGCGTTGTGCGCCAGCACCGCGGTCTTGGACCAGTCGTAGGTCTTGAGCACGCGCTTGAGCTCGTCGTGCGTGTACCACTGTGTGATCTTGTCCGTGCCGAACTCGTGCAGGCAGGCGCCGTGCGCCTGGAAGCGAGGGTCCCGGATGTACTCCTCGGTGGTCATCTTGGACAGCGTGTACTCGGCACGGTCCCAGTAGGTCTCGAAGTCAATCGTGATGATCGACTTGAACGGAGCGTTGTTGAAAATCATGGTTCCTTTCGCTGTTCATCGACAGTTGTTGTCGTATAACGTGTGTTAGCCGGCTCGCTGCACGCCGCTAGTGCGTTCTCGCTGCCGCTCAGGTACACGGCGGCCAGCGTCTCCTGCAGCGTGGCCCCGCTGTTCACCATGTCCGTGAAGATGCCGAGCGCAATGCGCTCAATGCACTCGCGCGCTTCGGTCGGCATCGCCACGGCGCTCATGCTCACCGGGCGCGGCCTGTATCCGCGTGCGCGGGCGTGCATCTCCAACACGCTGCGGTGCATCGGACGCAATGCGTCGGCGCGGCTCATGCCTTGTGCGTCCCTTCCACGCCGCGCCGCATACGTTCCAGAGTGCGGCGGTTCAGCCAGTTCTGCGCGTCTTCGATGTGCGTCAGCGCCAGCGCGTTGTACCGGCTGGCGAACGGGCCTTGTTGAAAGCTGCGCAGTCGGTCGGCCACGATGGCGAGCAGCACCTCGTGCGTCAGGCCGTTCACGCCCGCCTCGTTGATCGGGCCGTTCTGGAACTCGATCAGCACGCTGTTGGCGCCGCTCTTGCCTTTGTAGCCGCTCACCTCGTACATGTGGTTCGCGCCGCCGCTGCCGGGTTCGTCGGTCACGGCCACAGTCAGCACGTCGTTGGCGGGGTTCACCTTGTGGTCTGTCAGTTCGCGCATTTGCGCTCCTACGTTGTGCCGCTTTTCGGGGGAGCCGGCTAACCCCTCATTCCAGCCGACGCCTAGCGGCGCGGCTGAATTCGATCGTTAAACAGCAGCCCTCGCACGGTAGATCGCGCAGGTTTCGCCGGTCACGGTGAAGCGGTGCTCAGTCGCTCCGTCGTCAACCTCGGCCACCACCACCTCGGCAGGGGTGCCGCCGACAATCGTGTAGTCCGCGCTGCTGGCGTCGTCCCATTCCGCCCAGCGGGTGGCTGCTGACTCCGGGTCGAAAGCATTGATGTGTCGCCCGTCTTCCTTCGTCGCGCCACGCTCGGGGCACCACACAACGTATTCGGTGTTAGGCCCTAATGCGCGCAGTGCGCCGGCCATCGTTTGCGCCCAGCCGGATGCGCTCGTCATCAGCGCTCGACCGTGGTCAGTCAGGAATTTGTTGTCTGTCGCGCTGGCGATGTACTCGGCCGCAGCTTGCTCCAGCCGCATGGCGCACCGCTCGCGCTCTGCGGCGCGCGTCGCCTCGCACAGTTGCGCAGCCAGCCGCAGCACGCCTTCGGCCGTCGTGCCGTACTCGTAAATGTGGTCCAGCAGCGCATCCAGCTTGGCGCGTTCGTCGGGGCCTACCCCGTCAGTCAACCGGACCTTGGCCGGCGGCAGCGTCTCGGATTCATGCGTCATCGTCGGCCCCTGTGGTTCGGTTAGCGTGGGCGTTGGGCGGCCGCAGGCGTGGCGCTCTTGGGTTCGTCGTTCTCAGGCATGGTGCTCGCCTTTGTCGTTAGCCATCAATGTCTCTCCTCGATAGGTGGGGCTTCGTTGAGCGCTCGGATGTTGAGCGCGGTGTCGACGTGATTGAAAAGCTCAGCCACGCCGATCTCTGAGCAGTTCGCTGTCAAGACTGCCACGGCCGGCGCGTCATCTGTCGTGAACAGCCACACGCCGTGGGCAAAGTCGTTCTGAAAACACAGGATCACGCTGTGCATGATGCGCTCGGCCTGCGCCTGGGCTTCAGGCTCAAGCTCCGCCAGTTCCTTCAGTAGTGCGTGCACGCAGTACCTCCTCCAGTTCGTTGAGGTTGTCCTCACGAATGACCAGCGCAACGCCGCCGGCCGTCCGTATCTTGGCTAGATGGGAGTCCTGCAGTGCGTTGGTCTTGCCCCGCCCCGCCTTGCACTCCACACCAACGAAGCGTCCATTGACGCACACCAGAAAGTCCGGCACCCCTGAGTTGCCGTAGCCTGTGCCGATCGGCATGGCGTAGTACGCGCCGGCCGCATCGAGGATCTTGCGCACCTTGCGCTTGACAAGGACTTCTGGTGTAGCGCCCATGGGCTCTCCTGTAAATGGGTTGGCGGGATGTGTAGATTGCACGCCCGCCGCCGTGCTCAAGGAGCTGTGCAGCCTGAAGGAACTGCGGATGTGCGGCTGCACAACGAGCATGGGTCACATCTACAAGGCTTGCCCTGCTCGATCACCACATCCGGTGTGCTCATTGTCGCTTCGCTCTGCTGTACGTGTTCAGCGGGCGCTCGGTAACGGTCAGCAGCGGAGGTGTCTTCTCGCTGATGCCGTACAGGTAGCCCACGTTCTTGCCTTGGTGGCGCTGCACCACCACGGCCTCGGATGCAATCTCTCCACGAGACTGCCCCGTCGAGTTCTTCGGCGTGAAGTTTGGATCCCGCGCGAAGATGCTCGGCCCCTTGCGTTGGCGCCAGAGGAACGGATTGACTTCGGGGTCGTTGGACAGCTTCATTCTGTGATCTCGTGAGCGCGCTCGACGGCGCGGATCAGATTCGCTGCCCGGCCCCTCGTGCCGGCCTGCCACCACTGCGCCTCGGGCATGGCATTGATCTGCTCAACCGTCAGCGGCTTGCGTGCTGGCGGCAATGCCTGCGCAACCTGTGCGGCCGCGTAAGCCTGCACCAGAGGCTCCGACCAAGCAGGCACAGAACGAACTGCGCCATCTTGCTCCACGACCTTGCGGTCGATCAGGATCGTGGCCATGCTGCACCTCCTTCCTTCTTCTCCGTCTCCAGGCGGATCAGGAGTTCGATGTAGTGCTTGGCCTTCTCCAGATCGGCGATGCCGTTCTTCTTGCGCCACCGGCTGACGTACTTGATGACGTTGCCCTCGAAGTAGCCGATCGCGTTGGCGTGGATGAACTCCACGGGCTGGATGGCCATGTCCTTGTAGTGGCCGCCGCCCACCTGCACCTGCAGGGGGTCGGGTGACACAGGCGCTGCCTCCGCAGTAACGGCTTCCAACGGCGTCCAGCAAGGAAACCCGCCGTCCGCTTCAGGTGCCGCCCGCAGGCAAGAGAAGCACGGCTCCGTGTTTGGGTGCGCGTTCGAGTGAACGCAGGTGTCACAGCCTTTCGTAGTCATGTCATTTGCTCCTTGAGTATGGCCAGAACTCCGCGATCACCGTGGTGCGCGGCAGCTTTGATAGTGGTTGCTTTTCAGGCGGCACCGCTTTGATTCCGGGCCTTTTGCGGCGCTCCAATGTGCTTTTATCGTACACGGTCCCGTACTTGATCTTGTAGAACGTCTTGGGGCTGATGCGCCACTTGGCCACAATCTCCCCGATGCGCATGCCGTCTTCGTCGTCCTGCAAGATGGCGTCGATCTTGTCTGGGTCTTTCGCAATACGCATGCCTGCGCGCGCAGCGTTTGCCCTGTCCAGTAAGCGCACCTGCGCAGTGTGTCGTTGCACGGCACGGCCCACTTCGCTCAACGCCACGATAGACGCCGAAACCAGCCACATGCGCGAGCCGTCCTCTGTGTCAACCGCTTCGTAGACACCGTGCACCTTGGTGTCCGCCACGCGGAATACCTTAGTCGTTTGAACTGTTGCGGTTTTCATGTGTGTCCAATGATAGACATGCAGGGCAGGGCTGTCAAGCCCTGCCGCAACACAACATCACTCGCTGAAGTATGCCTTCAACAGCTTGTAGAGATCCCGTGCCTGGGTCAGCGACAGCCTGTCCACAATCTCTTGCGGGGAGGGCAACGGGGCCGGTACGGGTCCGATGCGCAGACTCTCCGGCGCAGGCAGGGGTTCAACACGCACCTCCTTCTTGCGCTTCGGAAACCGAAACTCCTCCTTGCGCGCCTCCCGCGCCTCGCGCAGCATCCTGTTGCTCACAGGCTTGTACTCGCCCGTGTGAGCGAACAGCCCGCCGTTGCGGATCTCGAACATGCCCGCGGTGATGTACTGTCCGATCAGGGATTGGACAGAGGACTTCTTGAAGCCTCGTGCGCACAGGGCGTCGGCCACGCGTGCGCGCTCCGTGCCGGGGTTGGTCTTCACGTGGTCGAAGAGTTCGCGCGACACGTTGTTGGTGATGCTCCAGTGGCGGCCGTCATGCGGCTGCGCCGCAGGAGCCGGGTGCACGTCGGGCTCCTTGTCGTCCTTGGTCCAGTCCTTGAGGGCGGTAGCGAGTGCGGTCTTGATGTCAGGCATGGTGGTCTCCTATCAGAAGTTGAACTTGTCGAGCATGGCGTCGACGGCCTTCTTGGTGTCCTCGCGGACAGCCGCGTTCTTGCGCAGCTCGTCGGGCGTCACACCAACGAGCATCTGCTCCAGCCCCGCGCGCACGCGCTCCAGCTCGGGGTCGCCCACGACGTTGAGTGTCTTGGTCAGATCGCATAGCTCCAGGGCGCCATCAACAAGCGTGTCGTGGAACCGCCGGGACTTGGGCTCGCCGGCAACGATGTCGGTGGTCAGCCGGTCGGACATGCGCTTGAGGTGGTCATGCAGCCGCTCGCGCAGCTCAGCCATCGCAGCGTCAACGCGCTCCTGCGCCAGCTTGGACAGCTGCTCCTGCAGCTCGCGCTGTGCGTCGTTGCCCACGTCCACACGGAAGTCGCCCGCGGCCGGCACCGGCATATAGTGCAGACGAAAGTCGAACTTGGACTGCAGCTCGTTGGGCGTGGGGTAGTCCTCACGCTTGAACATGTCGCCCAGGGCCATCGCCTGCGCCGTGATCAGCGACGGGTAGATGTCGATGAAGTCTCCCACCAGCCGCGCGAACTCCTCCTCGAACGTGTTCATGCGAGCGCTGAACTCGATGAACTGCGCGGTGGGCAGCAGTCGCATGCCGGCGTCGGACCACGGCAGCGTGTGGTCGTACACGTACTGGCGGACACGGGTCACGAACTTGGTGATGGTCTCCAGCTCAGTGCGACCTGCGAGCAGGTGCTTGTTGACACGCGCCGCGTCCTTGGCGCCAGCGTTTTTGTTGGTCACGACTTCGTCAGTCGTGCTGCGGTCGAGCTTGCGCGCGGTCCACACGGGAGCGCTGAACTCCACGAGCATGGCGCAGGTGTTGAGGTTGTATGCAGGTTGTTGCTTGGTCATGTGATGCTCCTTCTGGGTTGGTGCCCTTACGGGCGGAAAACGAAAATGTCCAGCACTGCGATGGCGACGCACGCGACGTATACCAGCACAGACAGGACATCAAACAGACGCCAGCGCGTCGATGGTCTTGTCATTGGCCACCTGCTTTCAGCAGTGCGTCGTGTGCTCGCACGAGCCACGGGCGACCTTGCGTGTCTTCGTCGATGTGTCCAGGCACGTATGGCAGAACGCCTTGCAACGCGGCAACAAGCCCATCATGTGCTGCGAGCGCCAGCGCTGCGGCGCGCAGTTCATCGGGGCCGAACTCACCACCTCCGATGGTGACGATCTCTCCATCTCGCGCGGCCTTGCGCATGTTGGCTGCGATAGTTTCAAACGTGCTCATTGGTCAGCTCCTTCTCAATGCGTTTCACAGCGCCATCGAAGAACTCTGCGGAGCGCAGAGTCTCCTTGGCGTACTCGTACCCGATGTGTCCCCAGCAAGCGTCTTGCTCGCTGTCGATCGCAGCGAACTCACGGGTGCCGTAGTCCTCGTCCTTGGTGGCGTCGAATACCTCGACGACGCAGCCGTAGCAGTCGCCTTCGAGCCACTTCTCGTACTCCTCCAGCACACCCTTGGCGTACTCCACCGCGAGCGCATGCAGGTTCTCGTAGGTCGGCTCGACGTCGCCGAGCGCGGCACGGATGTTCTCCTCCACGCACTTGTCAGCGACCCACAGCGCCTTGGGTAGCTCGTTGTAGTCACCGTCCCACGTGGTGACGCATGCGTAGCGTTCGCCGATCTCGACAGGCACAACGAGGGGGCCGACGATGTGCTGCCAGAACTGCTTGTAGAGTGCGCACGCAGCGTGGAAGTGCTCTTCGTCTTCGTCGTCGAAGTCGGGGATCAACTCGCTCAGCGTTGTCGTGACACCTGTGGGGAGCGTGAACTTGCGACTAAGGCCGGGCTCAACGTTATCCCATCCGCCAGTCAGTCCCAGTGTGCGTTGAATGTCAACCGCTTCTTGCTCCAACACCCCCTGTCCATCCGAAGACGTCATCGGGTTCTCGCAGTCCAAGTCATTCGTGAGGTACGCCACCACGACCTTGCTGCCAAAGTCGTGGAGCATCTCCGTGCCTGGGATGTGCTCGAATGTTGTCTCGATCGGGTCGCCGTCCTTTGTGCG